CTACTTCGGCTTCATCGCCACGGTTCCAACCACGCCGTTCCAGGTCACGATTGCGCCGCCAAGCTCGGGCACGTTCGCCGAGGACTTCGGCGTCAACTACGCCGCGTCTCCTTTCACGCCGCTGAAGTTGGTCGCCTCCGGTCCCACGCAGGGCCAGTACGCGGTGAACTCGGCAACGGGCGTCTACACCTTCGCGTCGGCCGACGCGGCGGCACAGGTGGTCATCAACTACACCTACGCCATTGCCACGGGCATCTCTGTCCCGGTCAACAACAACGTGCAGCAGGAATCCCCGTACTTCGAGGTCTACGTGGCCAACCCCCAGGATGGCGGGTACGCGAAGAAGTTCTTCAAGTGCTCCAGCTCAAAGTTGAGCATGGACTTCAAGCAGGGCGACATTGTCATTCCGGAGTTCGACATCTCCGCTTTCGATCCGGGCACGGGCGTGATCTACATCGACAACTTCGCAAGCGTGTAATCTGCGGCTCGGTTTCATGAGCCCAGGCGCTCGCCGCGAACCAGCAGCGAGCTAACTTGACCGGGCGGCTCTGAACGGGGCCGTCCGGCCCTTTTCACCTATGGAGGCAGTTATGAACGTCACACTTTCAACCGGGCGCGCGGTCGAGATCGCGCCGCTCAAGATGGGGCAGCTTCGCCGCATGACCGAGACGGTCAACGCCGGAAATGCCCTCGATGCAACCGTCACCGCCTGTGTCGATTCGATGAAGAACGCCGATCCGACGGGCGCCGCAGTTAGCTCGGTCTGGTTCGAGGAAGAGTTCACCGTGATCGAATGCAACGAGCTCTTCGCCCAAGTCGCCGAGGTCAGCGGAATCAAGCTGGGGGAAGCAACGGCGAGCCGATAGACTTCCGGCGCATCTACACTCGCCTTGTCGGGGATGGAGGCATCAGTCCGCTGGAGGTCTGGGAAATTCCCTGGCCGGACGTGGAATGGATAATCGAAGGCTTGAATGCGCACCCACCGTTGCGGCTCATGGTCTCCCGGTTCTTCGAGTACGGGGAGCGGGAGCAGTAAAGCGATCCGCCTTTGGGCGGCTTTTCTATTGGAGGCAACATGCCCGACGGCTATCTGGTAAGTGTTGGCGTCAAAGCCGACTTCTCGCAATTGAAGTCAGAGCAGAAGGAAGCCGTCGCCAGTATGCAGGACTTCGCCGCGCGCGGAGCCGCTGCCCTGGAGGCCTTCCAAGCCGCCGCGAAAGAGAGCGGTGCAGCCGCCACCTTCCTGAATACCCAGTTGAAGGACCTGGCCGCGGCCAACGTGGCTGTCGTGCCCGCCATGGAGCAGGCGGTCGCCGCCCTGAAGCAACTCCAGGCTGCCAAGGCTGCCGATGCTGCTGCATCCAAGGCCGCCGCCGCCTCGACCCGCGAGATGTCTCAGCAGGCCAGTGTGGCCTCGATGAACATGCGCGTCCTCGAAGGTTCCACGATGGGCGCGGCCCGCGCGGCCGGACAGTTCGCCGTACAGAGCCTCGGGCTGGGTTCGGTTCTGGGCTCAGGGTTCGCGGCTGCTGCGTTCGGCGCTGTCGGGCTGGGCATGATCGTTGTCAGCCTCGGGGAAAAGCTCTACACGGCCTTCGACATCGGCGGCGAGGGCGCGCGCAAGCTGGCCGAAGACATCCGCTCGGACATCGACTCCATGCGGATGCAGAACGATTCCCTCGACGTCCAGATCGACAAAGAGCAGATCGCCATCGAGAAGCTGGAGCACAAGCCGGTCAGTGGCGTAAAGCTGGCCATCGACGAGGCCATCGAGGAAGTCGACAAGCTCGATGCAAAGCTCGATGCGGACCTGAAGAAGGCCGAAGCTGTCGTCAAGGAGATGGCCGCAGACACCACCAAGCAAGTGCTCACGACGGGCATGGGTGGAACCGGGACCGCCTACGAGCAGACGATGGTGAGCGAACACGCCCGCCATCTCTCTGAGGCGAAAACCGCGCAGGACCAGTTGAACGAGTCCACGTCCTTCTTTGCCTCCCTGCAAATCCGCCTGAACCAGCTCAAGGGATGGCAGAGCGGAGAGAAGGATGGTGCGCCGGGCATCGAGACCAACTTCGCCAACGAGATTGCGGCCACCGAGCACCTGATGAAGGTGCAGGAGTTGGAGCAGGCTCATATCGAGAAGACGATCCAGCTTCAGAAACTCCAGGGTGAACACGGCGCCATTCCACCGAAGCCGCCCAAGGAACCCCACGAGAAGGCCGTCAACTACGAAGACATCCTCGCCGCGCAGCAGCTCGAGCAGGGCAAGAGCCTGGGCGCGACCGTCATGTACTGGGAAGAGGTCGTCCGCACCACCAACACCCACCACGAGCAATTGCTGCGCGCGGAAGAGGCCTTCCAGAAAGAGATCAGCGAGAAGGGCAAGATCAAGCCCATGCTCGCGAAATCGCAGGTCGGCCCCGAGCCCGCGCCGCTTCCGCCCGACTTCATGGAGCACAAAGAGACCGAAGCCGAGGCCGACGAGCGCATCAACAAGGCGCTCGAAGCCAAGATCAGGCTCAATGCCAGCGACTATGAATCCACCATGCGGGTCGCCGAACTACGGCGGCGCATGGGGCAGATTTCAGAGGCTGAAGCTGAACGCGAGAAATTGGGGGCATCGCAGACTGAGCAGAACAAGGATGTCTCGGCCCTTCAAGCGCGACAGAAATCCATTGCCCCAATGGGGCCGATTGGTCTCGACACCAAGGAGCTCGCCGAGTGGCAGGAGCTCCAGGATCAGATCACGGCCGCCACCGAGAAGGGCGTCAAAGAACGCCAAATCATCGAGGATCAGGATGCGATGCGCATCCAGCAGGTCTATACCAAAGCTCTCGCCTCGGTCACTGGCCCGCTGAACACCTTCACCGACCACTGGCTCCAGAGCGGACAGCGCATGGGCGTCGCCTTCCAAAAAATGTACGACCAGATGGCTATGCAGGCCATCAACGCGCTGCTCAAGATGGGCGAGAAGTGGGCGGCTCACGAGTTGCTGATTACCGTCGCACACGCAAGGGGCATTGCTACCCGCAAGGGAGCGGACGCGGCTTCGGACTCGACCATCTTCGCGGCACTCATGGCGAAACTCGGCTGGCACATCGGGAACGAGACGGCGACGACTGCTGCTCACGTCACAGCCAACACTGCGAAGACCACCAGTGACGCCGCCTCCGCTGCTGCATCGACCGCGGTCACATCAGCAACCAACGTGGCTCAGGCCGCCAGCTTCACGGCAGTGGCATCGATGGGAGCGGCCTCTGCTGTTGCTCCGATTCCAATTGTCGGCCCAGCGTTAGCGGCAGCAGCAGCGGCAGCAATGACGGGCATGGGGGCCGCGTATACGTCGATGGCCGCATTTGCCAGTGGCGCGGACTACATCCCACGTACAGGCGTAGCTATGCTGCATTCGGGCGAGGCCGTGGCGACGGCTGGCGAGAACTCGCGCATCTCGCAGGTGATCTCGATGGCGCAGAACGGTGGGCAAGGCGGCGGCGGTCCACAGTTTCACTACTCTCCAAATATCAGCGGCATCGACGGTGCATCGGTTGAGAGCATGGCGCGCACCCACGGCAATACCTTCATGCGCCAGGCGCAACGGCAACTGAGGCTACAAAACAAGATTTAGGGAGTCAACATGAGCCTAAGTTTCCCGAACCTCGTTCTCCCGAGCGCCGGTCTGGGCTGGCAGTTCGCCAAGCGGTCGAAGTACTCGACCACTGTGCAGACTCCGAAGTCGATGCGTCACCCGGCCTCGGCCACGCTCCAGACCAGCGTGATTTACGAACTGGAGTTGAGCTTTAACGGCCTCTGCAACCAGGGCACCGCCTACGCCGACGACGCGCGATACATCCAGGACTTCTACGAGGCCTGCCGCGGCGGTTACGGCTGGTTCCTGTTCGATCCCAGTCAGTACAGCCTCGCCAACATGAGCGTCGCGCAGGTTCCGGCCACGGGGGCCATCCCCCAATGCAACGGCTTCTTTGCCGTGGGCGACGGGGTCACCACCAGTTTCCCGCTCTGGCGCTCGGGAATACCGTTCGGCGCAACGACCTTGACGCTCCTCGAACTCATCCAGAACATCACGCTGCTGGTGGGCATCTACGCGAACGGCACAGTGGTCTCGGGCTCCGCGTACACGGTGGCCAGCCTCACAGCGCCGCCGCAGGGCGGGGCATGGGTCACCTTCAACACCGCGCCGGCCGCTGGCGTCGTTCTCTCCTGGGCAGGCAATTACAGCTACCTTTGCAAGTTCGACGAAGACCTTCTGGACATGAACGAACTGCTCTATCAGCTTTGGGAACTCGAGTCCCTGAAGCTCGAAACCATCAATCTCTAAGGCGGCGCAAATGAAAGCCTACTCCGCAGACCTCATGGCGCTGCTTGCCTCCGGTGTGCCCATCGAGGTGCGAACCCTCTTTGCCATCGGCCCGGTCAAGAACGGCCAGACGATCTATGCGACCGACAGCCAACTCCCGGTGAAGTTCGGCGGCAACACCTACCAGCCGTCGCAGTTTGGAGCCTGGTCGCGTGGGTCCGTCACGACGAAGATCGGTCTCGAATCGAACTCCTGCGACCTGACCGTCTTCGCCGATAACCAGGTGCCCGTCTACTTTCCCGGCACATCGAGCCTGATCCTGCTGCTCGACGGCATCAAGTACGGCCTGTTGGGCGACGCGAATGTGACCGTCTACACGCTCTACAACTCGAGCTTCCTTCCCGGCTATGCCTTCCCCGCATTGACCGGCCCGACGGGCGGCTCGCTGGTGGAGACGAAGTTCGTCGGCCAGGTGGCCAACATCGGCAACATCGGCATGACCAAGGCGCAGATCACCGTGCAGGACATGATGTACCTGCTGAACATTCAGGTGCCCCGCCGGGTCTTCCAGGCCTCCTGCTCGCACACGCTTTACGACGCGGGCTGCACGCTCGCCGCGGCCACCTTCACCAAGACGGGCGCGGTCGCCTCGGTGCTCTACCCGTATCTCTTCACCACCACCGCGCACCTGGCGCCGACCTCGGCCAATGGAACCTTCACGCAGGGCGTCCTCACTTGGCTCACGGGCGCGAACGCCGGTCTCTCTTACTTCGTGCGCATGTGGGGCACTCAGGTCAACGGCAACCCCAACGTGGATGAGCTGCAGCTCGACGTGCAGCCGATCTCCGCGATTCAGGCCGGCGACACCTTCTCCATCCGGCAGGGCTGCAACAAGACGCTGGTCTCCTGCACGGACTTGCAAGGCGCGACCAACGCAATGACCAACTACGGCGGCCAGCCCGCGACACCCGTTCCGGAGGCGGCAATCGGCCAATGACAGAGACAGAGTTCCGCACCGCTATCGCAACCGAAGCCGAGTCCTGGATCGACACGCCCTACCACGCCAACGGCGCTCTGAAGGGCGTCGGCGTCAACTGCGCCCAGTTCCTGTTCTGCGTGGCGAAAGCCGCTGGAGTGCTCGCCGGCGATGCGCCGCTGCCCCGCTGGTACACGCCTCAGCTTGCGACCAACAGCAAAGAAGAGCGCCTGGTGAATTACGTCATGTCCTACGGTGCCACAGAGGTCACCGAGGCTCAGGTGAAGACCGGCGACATCGTGCTTTACAAATCCGGCCAGGCGCACGGCCACGCGGCCATTGTGCTCGATTGGCAGCGTGTTCCGGGGTCCCCGGCGACGGGTCCATGTCGCTGGGGTGGTGAGATCATTCACGTCCTGCCCATCCACGGCTGCCAGAAGGGCACTGTCGACGAGGGCAAGCTGGGCGCATACACCCGCAGGTACTTCACGCTCTGGAAGGCGAGTTAAGCGATGGGCATCTTCGGACAGAGCCAGGCCGGGCAAGCGCGGTACTCGGGAGAGCTGCACAACCTGCAACTCACGCAGAGCGTCTTCGGCACTACGGCTCCCATCATCTTCGGCACTCGTCGCGTCGCGGCCAAGCTCCTGTTCTACGGCGGCTTCTATGCGGTCACCGCGCCCAACTCGGGTGGCGGCAAAGGACTCGGCGGCGGCAAGGGCGACACGGCATACGACTACTATGCCGACGTGCAACTCGCGCTCGCCTCGGGAAGCGCATCGGGCGGCTGCCTGGGCCTGCTGAACGTCTGGGACCAGCAAGGCAAGCTGCAGAATGAAAGCGGCTCCTACACCTACACCGTTCCCCCGGGAGGCGGCACGGTCACCCCCATGTCCGCAGCGGGCTCGCCGCCGATCCAGCAGGACTTGGGAGTCTCAAAGGCCGCAACTTACTCGGTCGTCGCCAACGACTACGGCAGCGGCGGTTCGCGCACCCTGACCGGCACGCAGTCGGTGCCGCTGACGAAGGTCACCGGCACGCCGGCGGCCGGGCAGTACTCCTTCAACGCTTCGACTTCGAGTTACACCTTCGCAGCCGCGGACGCCGGCGCGGTGGTCACGATCTGTTACAGCGCCGTCTTCTCGCTCTATTACTTCGAGCAGACTCAGGCCGCGGAGATTCCGCTCAGCGGCCCCTACCAGGTCTCGACCAACAACCAGCAGTACTTCTGGTCTGACGGCGGCGTGGTGCGCGTGGACACCGGGGCGACGCTAAACCAGGGCAGCGATTACACCGAGAGCAGCGGCGTCTACACCTTCGCCTCGAACCTGGCCGGGGTCTATGTCTACATCACTTACACTTACACGTCGAGCGACTCCAGCGTCACCAACACCAGCACCCTGAACCTGACCTTCTTCGGCGGCACGCTCGGCCAGACGCCCGCCAGTTACATGCAGTCGAAGTACCCCGGCTCAGACTTTGGCTACACGGGCATCTGCTATCTGCTGGCCAACCCGATGGCCCTGGGCGAGTCGGCCGTGCTGCCGAGTTATAACTACGAGGTCGTCGGGCTGAACATCTTCCCCGGTGGAGGCCTTGACGCGCACCCCTGCGACGCCTTCCGCACGCTGCTCTACGACGCGTTCCTCGGCGTGGGCTTCCCATCGGCCAACGTGGACGCCTGGACGAGCGCCTATGCTTACTGGGCCGCGAACGGTTACCTGCTCTCGTCGTCGCTCGATACGCAGACCTCGGTCTCCGAGGCACTCAGCAACATCATCGAGACCGGAAACGTCGGCGCGGTGTGGTCTGGAGGCCTGCTTAAGCTCATCCCTTACGGCGACGCGACCTGTGTGGGCAATGGCTACACCTACACGCCAAACACCACGCCAGTCGCTGTTTTCACGTGGAACAATCTGCTTTCGCCCTCGGAGACCAAGGCAGGCAGCAGCACCAGCGACGATGTGCTCCAGGTGGCCCAGAAGGCCCCACAGGACTGCTTGAACTATGTGCAGGCGCAGTGGTGCAATCGCGCAAATGACTACAACAACGAACTCATCAACGAGCAGAACGACGCCTTCGTCAACGACTATGGCCGGCGAATCGAGTCGCCGCAGACCTGGGATTGGATCACCACCGCAGCCGCGGCGACGTGGGCGCTGAACCTGCGCCTGAAGCGCCAGTGCTACATCCGCAACACCTACAAATTCTGGCTCCCCTTCTGGTTCAGCTACATCGAGCCGATGGACATCGTCACGCTGCCGACCGGCGAGAACGTGCGCATCACGCAGATCGAGGATGATCCCGACGGCCGGCTCTCGGTCGAGGCCGAGCAGTGGACTTACGGCAGCGGCAACGTCACGATCTATCCGAAGCAAGCGCCGAGCAGCTTCCAGCCCAACTTATCGAGCTCCGCTCCGGGCGACGCGGTTCCGGTGGTCATTCAGAACACAATTACGCAGAACAGCGTGCCCTACCTGGTGCAGATCGCCGCGGCTTCGAGCAATCCTGCCTGGGGCGGCGCGAACGTGTATCTCTCGCTCGACGGCGTCACATACACGCAGATCGGAACGGTGGTAGCGCCCTCTGCGCTTGGCCTGCTGACTACGAACCTCCCGTCAAGTCCCGACCCCGATCTGACCGATACGCTCGGCGTGGACATCTCGCTTTCGAGCGGCGCGGAGTTGGTTTCGGTCACTCAGTTCCTGGCCGACAAACTGGCGACGTTGTGCGCCATCGTGGACCAGGGAGGCGAATCGAGCGAGTTGATCGCATACGAGAACGCTGCGCTGACCGGGGCTGGACGCTACAACCTCACTTACCTGCGGCGCGGCGCTTACGGCACGGCCGCGCTGGCCCACACCATCGGCGCCTACTTCGCCTTCCTCGGGCCGCAGTATCAGTTCGCGACCTATCAGTCGAACACTCAACTCATGGGCCACCTGTTCTACCTGAAGTTGCAGAGCTTCAATCTGGCGGGAAAGATGACTCAAGAGCTATCGACGTGCCAGGAGCATCCCTTCGTCTTCGGCTACAACGCTGGCCAAAAGGGCGACATCTACTTCCCGTCGACGGCTGTTGTCAGCACTTCAGGCAATGGCACGGTGACGAACCAGAACAATGCCTTCAGCGGGATCTTCACCAACTTCGCCACGCTCGACGGCGGCGCGGCCAACACCAACGGCGTGGCCGAGTGCGGGTATGAAGGCTTCCCGTCGCTGACCTTGAATTATCCGGCGACGCTCTACATCAGCTACCAGAACCTGCGCGGCTTCGCCACGCTCCCAGGTCTCTACGTGGGCGGCATCGCTGCAATCTCTGTGTCGAACAACGGCGTGCCTCTGGTGCCGAATTGGTTCGTCGCGTACACCGAGCAGCCTTATTTTCAGGTGCCCAGCGCGCCCTCTGGCACAGTGGCGCT